CTTACTAAGAGAGACTCTAGTCACTAATGCATCCATTCAAATAGAGAAGATCAATGAAGAGCTTAACCTTCCAAGCCGCGTGACGGTCTCAGGATACTCCGACACAACAGGAGTAGTTGAAGTCCTGTCTGATAACACTATCCTTTATACTTGGGATACTGATGCACTGAAGACCCACGATGAAGTTTTAAATGGTAACCTTGGATCCCTTCAAGGTACCTACTTGGTTAGGGTCAAGTATTCAATACTTAACGAAACAATTATTTCTGAGCCAATGTATCTAATATTGACCTAGGATATATTGGACCATAATCCTGGGTATCGGACTCTATCCAGGACAGGATATCTTTGTTATCTACAAAGGCATCATTAAAGTCCTTGTATCCTTTTCTTGGAAAACAAAATTTAATTTCACCCATTATATGTTTCCTTCTTAGGTATTCAAACTTATCAAGACCTTTTCTTCCTGCCTCGTCGTTATCAAAGCATACAACTATATTCCTTACACCACTAACTTTCAACTGCTCTATTTGATTACTAGAGATCGAACAACTAAGGCAAGTGGTGGCGTTAAGACCATTTAGTTTTAGTGTAAGAGCATCAAAAATTCCCTCACAAACATATACTGTATCCTGTGTGATATCAAACGGCAGTAGAATATTTGAGCTTTTAAAAGCTTTATAATTCAAATACTTTGGATACATTTCACCTAAAGCTCTTGCCTGAAAGAAGAAAGGTAGTTCTGATCCATCCGTCTTATTCCTATAGTATGGGATAATTAATCTACCAGAGTAAAAGCCCTTATCACAATAATAAAACTGGTAGTTCTTACTAAGAAGCTTCCTGTCGTATAGGAGGTTCCAAGCTTCTAATTCTAACCTACTTTTTCCGTCTGGAATATCACTAACAGGGGTAAAGTTTTCAAACTCCTCATCCATCCTCTTGTGAGCTACACTAGGCTTTGTATTTTGTCTGGCTTTGTTTCTCTCTTCTTCTGTCATTAGGAAGTCTTCAATAATAAACTTATTGTAAGCTTCCTTCTTAGTGATCCCTTCTATTAGTGCGTAAAGCTGAACAAAATTACCCTTCTCACCAGTCTTGAAGCACTGCCAAAGTCCTGAGTCCACGTTGACTGACATGTGCTTTTTAGGGTCATAGTCAAGAAAGACTGACTCTAAAATAAATTCTCTGTTAGAAACTTTATAAGTTTTATTTTTATCCTTGCAGATTTTACTAAGATAGTTTATAATATAATCAGGAGAAATTATGTTCATAAATACGCTCTCAAGCTCAAAAAGTGATACTATAGATCAATGTCTACTTAAGTACGACTATAGATATATCAGGAGGTTTCCTGGTTATGAAAGTGGAAATGAGGATTCTTTGAATTTCGGATCTTATATTCACAAGATTTTCGAGGACGGTCACCAGTGTAATCATATCAGTGATCTAGAAAATATAGCTGAAAATCTTAAAAAGAATTATAAAGTTCCTTTTCACTACAACGATAAAATTAAAACTTGTATTGATAATTTTTATCGTTTTAACTCCAAACTTGGTGAGACTATAGGTTTAGAATATGAATTCAAAGTAACTCTTTCTGAAGGGATGGAGTATATTGGATTCATAGACAGGATAGTTAAAGGCACTGACGGTGGGTACTTAATTATTGACTATAAAACATCTAAACGCGAAAAGAAGAGAAAAGATCTTCTGACGGACAACCAACTAATAGGCTATGCCTATGCTATCCATAAAATTTATGACGTTCCTATAAGTGAAATTGTGTGTGCTCACTACTACCCTTTAACTGATAACTTTGTACACGTTAAGTTCTCAACTCAGATTGTAAATCGGTGGAGAGACAGAGCAATCAAGAAAATCTGGGCAGTGAGAAAAAAGAAGAAGGACGAATTTCCTGCAATGGAAAATAAGTTCTGTAACTGGTGCGAGTACAAAAAAATGTGCCCAGTTCACGTAGACGAATATCAAGTTAGTATTCGCATAGAGGAACAGAAAGTTCTAACTGAAGAGAAGAATAAGACTAAGTAAGCTTCCCTATTACTACTGGGTAGTAGATACTGATATCTACAGCATCAAAAAAGTTCTCAACTTGATCCTCTGAATAACCACACTTCTTTGACAAGTGGTTATATAAAGACTTAATTTTTAGAGGCTTTCTATTTTGTAACGAGCCTAAGATTTTAAGTTGAAATTCCTTTAGGAATAAAGGACTAAATCTATACTTCCATCTATCTATAAATTCTTCTTTTAGAGTGAAGTTTATTAAGTCTAAGAAGTCTACTAAATCAGTATCTGTAGTATCATTCATTTATATTTATCTAATAATATTAGATTATAGTATAGAGTATATATAATATGTAAAGAAATTAGATAAATATTCAAAATGAATTTACTGGAAATAGCTTCAGAGTTAGAGGAGCTTGATTCTACTAATAAAGTTAAGTTAGGGACAACTGGACCATCTTTATTTCGGCCTGGAGATATAATATCTTTTAACTACAGGTCTATAAAGAAAAACATTGTATCCTCCAGAATAGGTTTAGTTGTCTCGTCCTCTAAAGCAAAGAATGGAAAGAGAGTATCCAGTAAAAACAATCAAATAGTAAATGTTATTGATATAAGTAGCAATTTAGCTTCTTTTATCCCAATATACGAAAATTTTTATAAAAATATAAAAAATAGCAGTTATGAAACTAATAAATCAGCTTTATATTCAATTTTTGGACTAGATAGATTTAGGACTTTTGCTGTAAAGAATATATTACAGCCAAAAGCCCTAATTATATACAAGGCTAAAAAATGACAGGTGTTCCTCCTCCAAATCAACCAAACCAATCAAATACTAATCAGAGTATTAATAATTTAATTAACTCAATAAATTCCTTAATTTCTACTATTAATTCTGATTCAAAAAATAGGAAGGGGAATAATAGGAAGAGTCAAGATCAGAATAAGAGCCTCACACATAGCCTAAACAATGTCGCTGTTCAAATGGCGAGTTTAGCTAGTGTTAACTTGTCATTAGCTTCCCAGTTTAAATCTGTAGAAGATTTACAAAAGAAAGCAATAGCCCAAAATACAAATGTATCAAACATATATTCTAAGAACTCAGATATTTTATCGAAAACTCAAGGTAGTAACTTTGAGTTACAAGCTCAGATAATGAAGCTAAATGAGGAGGGTCTTAAAGATGTAGGTGGTTCAGTTTTAGCTCTAAGTTCAAGAATGAAGATGACTGGTCAGAGCACAGACACGCTAGCAAAATTCGTAACCCAATCAAGATTGCAAATGGCAATGACTGGGGAAACCACGGAGGAGCTTGCTGATAGGATAGCTTCTCTAAGTGCAAAATATGGAGTTTCAACTGAGAGATTAATAAAATCATTAGATAAAGTCGCAGAAACAACAGCTAAAGCAAATCTTCTTGGATTAGGTGGAGGTAACTTCTCTAAACAGATGCAGGCGATGATGTCTCAGTTTAAAGGGTCCGCCGCTGAAGAGGCTCTATCACAGTTCTTTAATATGACGATGGATCCAAGATCCTTGAAGCTACAACAACTAGCTGGGGCAGAAGCTGATATTGCCGCTCTTCAAAAGGGAGGTCTTGGTCAACAAGAGTTTGAAAGAGTAGCAACTTCAGCAATGACTAAGATAGAAAACTATATTAAATCTAGTACTGCTTCTATAGGTGCTAATCAACCAGGAGGAGTTAACATTTCTAGGTATATGGATTCTAGACTGCAAGCATACTTTGGGGATGTTTCAACACAACAGTTAACTGCATTTTCCCAAATGACAAAGGTTCTTGAAGAGACCCGGCAGGACGCTAAAAGAGGCACACAGGATGTAAATACCTTTGAAAACGCTATTAAGTCTGGTATGAAGCCCGTAGAAAACATAATGCAATCAGGTTATACCTCCATCATAACTTCTCTTGGCGATCTAATAACTAAAGTCACCCCAGTATTGGCGATACTAGCTATGTCTAAAGGTTTAGGCGGGGCTACATCTTTACTAGGTGGTGGAGGCGGCGGTACAGGAGGATTATTAGGTGGTTTAGGAAGGATATTAGGTACTGTTGCAAGATTTATTCCTCATTTAGCCATTATAGGGACCGCTGTTTGGGGCGTAACAAAGGCAATAGACTACTTCTCAGACTCAAGTAAAGAAGAAGAGGAGACAACAAGAGAAAAGATAACTGAGGCTATAAAGTCAGAGCAGGAATGTAAAGATAAAAATACAACTACTTCTAATGCTACACTATTAGAGGGAATAAATAATTCAATTAGGTCTACTATGATTCAATCATTGAAAGCAGACGAAGCAGTTAGATTGCAAAAACAGACTGTTGAGGCTCTTAGATCAATAGATGGAAAAACAAATGTAGATCCAAAACTTCCAAGAAGAGAATCCAACTATCTAAATACTAATGGAGGTAAATAACGTTGGCAGGTACATCAAGTTTTAAATCCATACGTAGTAGATTCTTACCAGAAAGATCAAGACTAGTTTACAGATTTCCTACAGAAAAAGGTAAATACCTTGAAGTGGAATTACCATTTTTTGAAAATATCCGCGTAGAAGAAAGACAATCTGCCAACTTAGAGTCATATAAGCTTCTAGGCCGCCCTGGGAATATATTCGCATACCTAGGTGCAGATTCAAGGTCATTGTCATTGGAATTTTCTATAACCTTACCACATTTAAATTATTATTTTAGTGAGGCGGGATACTCAAAAGCATGGAATAACTCAAAAATTCTTGAGTTCGACCCAGCCAATAAAAAAGCCGAGAAAAAAAGATTTTATGAATCTAAAAAGGCTTCAGACTATAAACAAGCGGGAGGTAGATCTTTTCATAATTATTATAGCCTAGCAAGGCAACAGTTTAACCTTCTGGCTACAGATGGTTTTGAGACTGATAGAAATAATACTGATCAAGAGCTTCTACAAGGTTTATCTAGAGATGCTAGAGGTACAGATGAGGAACTAAACGAGAAAAAGCTTTTAAATGATTTAGGGGGTAGACTGACAGATTCTCAGGAGAAAGCGAAAACATTGATAGATTATTATTTATTTTTAATTAACATTGTAAGATCATCAACCTTAAATAATTCTCAAAATCCTTCATATGGACCACCTTTAATATATTTAAATCATGGGACTATGTACAGGAATATTCCATGTGTTTGCACTGACTTTTCAATAAAAGTTGATGAGTCTGCTGGTTTTGATGTTCTAACACTGACCCCAAATAAAGTTGATATATCTCTTAATTTAAAAGAGTCTAGAACCGGGGACTACGATGACCATTCACCATTCGATCATATTAAAGGTGAAAATGTGGCTGGTTGGGAATCAATCATAGAGCATGGAACGCTTGACCCATTTAATAGTGAGCAGGACATTATGGCTAATTCATTTGAAACAAGAAGAGAAGAAGTTGTTAGTGGTAAAATACAAATGATGAAAGATCAAATTGTTGAAGAAGAGTTAACTCCATGGGCAAGCAACAGTCTTGAAGAAGAGTATGATATGGGAATAGATTCTGGTGGAGGGCTTATATCTATACACCGCAAGGTCTAAGGATTTAAGCCGGCGGATTTTATAAGTTTATATATATGAGTTATTTAAATCATCAAAGATATGGGTTTTTAACAGTAAGACACAAAGGAAAAGTTATTACGTCTGCTTTTAACTCCCAAAGTTTCGAAAAAGGACTTAGGTCGATTATTAATGGACCTTATAACTTAGGTTATGTCCAATCAGGGTATGAACATAGACCAGATTTAATATCTGAGCTTTTTTATGATACTCCCACATTTGATTGGTTAATAATGATGGCAAATAATATAGCTGACCCTTTCCAAGGGTTAAATGTAGGTGATAGAATTAAAATTCCGGTATTATAATGTCAGATATACCAAATTATTCAGATCTCCGTGACCTAGGTCTCACTCCCAAAGAGGCCCGCACAGCATACAGGTATTATAAGCACACTAATGCAAATCCCAGTGTTCCTAAAGCAGAAACTCCACCCAGCCATGGAAACATAGATAGGTCTATGTCATTTCCTTATTCACCTAACTTCTATTTAACTACAAATAGAGAAAATATAGAAAAATATTTTCTAGGTGAAAAAAGAGCAGCTAGTATTTTTGATATTAATGCTGATGAAGGGTATTTTCTTTCAAGGTCTGGTGGTCAAAATTCATTTATTACAAACTTAGAATTTTCATATGGTTATGAAACAGGGGATAATGACCACGCTTTAATTTTAACAATTAAGGATTCTAACGGTGACTTTGAAAATCAATTTTTATCTAATGATTATTTAGCTGAAAATTTTATTAAAGTTCTAAAATCTGCTGAACAGTCTCTAAATGTCTCTTTATCCAAAGATAGAGAGGATACTAAACAAATAAAGGAATCCTCATTAGATAAGATGAGGAATAATACAATGTTCTCCCCTGAATTTCAGGAAGCCTATCAAGACTATGGCGCTGCTGATTTAAAACAAGAACTATCTGATGAAAAGGATTTGAGAAGTTTAAACAGATCTAGAAATTTAATAGAAAGCCAATCGCAACCAAAATTAGTATTATACTTTGCTTTTGGAACTTCTGAAGATACTCAATACTGGGCTGGTCCATTTAGAGCACGTTTAACTAAGGCAGAATTAAGAATATCATCTGAGGGTTTAAGAGAGATAGACCTTGTATTTACTGCTGAAAATTCTATTGTAAAAAGTCCATACTTAGGCTTAAAGAATTCTATTGAAGATTATAATACCTTTTATGGATCTAATGATATGGACTTTTCTTTAGTTCAATCGTTGGTAGTTACTCCTGATAAAGAAAATCCTACAGAAGAAGATTACTACAAACATATTGTAGAAAAAATACATGAGTATGTAGAAAAATTAATTATAGGTTATATGAAGCAGGCTTTTAAAACAGAAAATATTATTACAATATTACCTGATATGAAACTTGTTTTAGATAAAGCCATTGAGTATGGACTACCTCCATTTAGTAAACTTGCTAAACCAGATTTAAATATTTTGGCTCGCTATTTAAATACTTTATTTAGAGTACACTTAGTTCAAGATAAGAGCGTTGAGCAGCTTAAAAGTACTCCTAATTCAAAAGATTACATAGCAGAAAATAATAAAAGTATTAGAGTAACTTTAAAATTTGGGCATATTAGTGCTGAAAATGATGATCCTGATAGGTTATTTCCTAACTTCTATAAGCCATTAGCTATGTTTTCAGATACTACAAATCGACAAAGCTTGTTTGACAGAATAGGACATGAAATAGCAAGTGAGTATGTAGAAGATGAACTGAATAAAAATAAGACAGAAAAAAGTAATAATGCAAGTTATTTCGTACCCGGTATTGCTAGGGCCGTTGAAGCGGCAGTTGACACTTACGATGAGTTAGTTGGTTCAGAGCCATCAGATCAAAAATTTATTAGGGAACTAGAAGATCAGAGGAGCGAAATAATAAATTATAATAATAAAAAATATGCCGCTTATTCTAAAAGATTTACTGTAAAAGAGGAAATAAATTTAGACATCATTAATTTTTGGGCCAAAAGAGGTCTGGTTGAAAGTCCAGACGACCCAGTTTACATTTTTGGAAATGAAGATGTAGTAAAAGATACTTTATATGGGTATTCTAAGGGGACTATTACTACTAACTTTGAAAATCCAAATGTTGATTATGGAGACTTATTAGATAATTATCTAATAAGTATACCGGGTAGATCTTCTTCCAAATCATTAAATAATGATTATATTAACAATGACTACGCTTACGAATTTTCAAAAATAATATTCAGAAGCCTGCCTACCTCAAGAGATATTTATGGAGCAGATAAAGCATTATTAAGTTTAGATTTGAATAACGGGGAAGCACTTAATAGTGCAATTAAAAATAAAATTAATTTACCGATATTCTTATTCAATACACAAAATTCTAATATCCTATCTTTAATTTTTGAAACTAATAATCAATATATAGATTTACTTCTTGCCCAACCTATGTCCTCAAAGGCTAAACTTATTAGTGAAACTTTAGATGGTTATAAAAATAAAGCTCAAGATGTACTTAAAAGCTATTTTAGTAGCGAGCAACTTAAATTTATATTAGGTTTAGAACAAGGGAAAAATCAGTTATTAGAAGACTTAGAGTCTGGTAAGTCTGGAGCGGAATTAAAAGCACAGGTTTCAGCGAGAATCATAGATCTAATAAAGAAGGACTATAATAAAATTATAGAGGTAGTTAACAGGAAATTTAAACCGGGCGTAGCACTTATAAAAGGGGAAAGTAATGGTTTTGCTACTGAACACGATAAAACTAATACTATAAACAATTTAATTAAAAGGTCTATAGTGAGAAAATTTTATAGTTTATCATATGATCAAAAGAAAGATAGTTTGATAACTGATTTTAACCCTAATGAAATAGAAAACACAAAAATAAATAATGTAGCTAATACAATTGTATTTTATTCAATTTATACTCCAAGTAATATTAAAGTTGTATCTAAGGGAGATGATGACGTATTATCAAGAAAAGTGAGTTTAAATGAAGCATTAAGTAATAGAATATATAATCTAAATATCAGGACTCTTCCAATGTTTCATATATCTAGCCAATATTTTATACAATCAGAAAGTATAGTTTTAGCTAAAAAAGTAAATGGGATTCAATCCCCTGTTGGTGGCAGTTCAGATACTTCGTTTGAACCTTTCAGTGGTGTTTATTTATTAAATGGTTTTAGACACATTATATCAAATAAAGATGCATACTCTGAGTTTAAGTTACAAAAAATATAGAATTTAATATGAGTATTATAAAAGGTGTAGTTAAATCAAATGTAACTAAGAATAAAATTCCAAAACTTATAGTTACAATAGGAGAGGTGGATGTCCCAGTAGAGTACACCTCTCCTTACTACGATAAGTACTTAGGTGGCTTTATAGCTTTACCGGCAGAGCTTCAAGATGTTTTACTATACCGAGATGTAGCAACTAATAAATACTATTATTTAAGTACGGTAGTTTCAGAGAACTCATTTGCCGCTAAAACAAACGAATTAAATGATGATTTAGAGTTAATACCCGACAGGGTCTCCCAGACTACATTTGATGCAACAGGAAATCCAAGAAGTATTTCCCTTTCTGATGCTAAAGGTGCGATAATTAAAATATCAGACTATTATACTCCTGAAAAAATTGTAACTGGATTATTCGCAAAGTCTCAGACAGGGCATAGTCTAAAGCTCATTGATAGCCCCGAAACAAACTGTATAGATCTAAAAAATAGTGAAGGTTGGGGTATTAGAATAATGGGACCTTTAAATATTCAAGATCTTGGTGCAGCTAACTCAATACAAATTGAAACAAAGGGTAGTCAAACATTTACAAACAAAAATTCTGATACAACTATATGGGTGCAGGATGGAAGAGACCTAACTATAAAGAATACATCTACAGGAACTTTCAAAAACCCTGGAAATCCAGAACAGTTTGGAAATGTAAATATACTAAGTGAGCATAAAGATATAAATATATTTACTGGGCCTAATCCTCCGATGGGTGAAGGAGCAACCCCAGGAAATGTTTTTGTATATGCTAGAGGAAACAACTCTATTGTCCAAGTAAAGTCTAATGGTGAAATTACTTTAATATCAAATGGCAATATAAAAGTTAGGTCATCCGGTAATATAGAATTTTTAGCTGATGGAGATTTAAATTTTGAGGGTGAGAATGTGAACATTAATAGTAGGAGTAATTTCAATGTTAAATCCAATGGGACAATAAAACTGGATGGGGCCGGGAACACGGGCATTAAGGGTGCACAGGTACACTTGAACTCACCAGGAACAGCGGATGTAACTCCTCCGAATATAAATATAGAAGAAAGACAAAATTCATTAGGGATACAATAAAATGCCTAATATAGATTTAAAAGCAGCACAAGCAGTATTTGGACAGGGTGGTACTCCGATGGATGTGGTCGAGACCGCTTTTGGTATTCCATCTTGTATGGCTAGCTTACCTGGAGACGTAATGGGCCTTATACCTTCAGATATTCTTGCTGGTATTGGTGATGATATTTTTGATTCAAAAAGTAATTCTGAGGGAGTTTTAGCTGATGCCAGTAACTTCTTGCGAAGTGTTAATGGAGGACTATCTGTTGTAAATGAAAATGGTGGCTTGACCGTTATTTCTGATGCATCAAAGTCAAAAATTGATAGAAATGAAGGATTACTGGGTAAGCAAACGGGAGGCTTCATGGATGCGATATCCGAAGCCGTCAACCAAGGTCAACAACTATATCAAAATGTAAATTCTATAATTTCTGAGGTTGAATCTCAAGCAGACTGTGTTAAATCATTTAATGATTTCTTAAGGATGAAAGACTCAGCAGGTTTAAAGTCAGAACTTTCTAACATGGATCCTGCCGCATATGACTCTTATATAGACGCTGAATATGGCTCCCTAGCCAGATCAGCTAGGGCCGCTAGAGCACATATAGACGCTTGTAATAATACTCTTCGTTTAATTGATGAAACGCTAAGAAGTAGAGAAGAGGATCCAAGTCTCGAACCTGTATTTAATCCTCAGCTTTCAAGTATATTACAAGGTCTTGGATTTAAGTTCCCAGACCAAGTGGATGAAGAAGATCCAACCCCAGAAGAGATTATTCGTCTTAACTTCGGACCTCCAAAGTCATCATACGGACAGTTTATATTCTCTCAAGACGGTCTTTATTATGATTCTCAAACTAGTGGGTTAGTACCCGTTCTAATGGAGTTAGATGCTAGGAAAGCTAGGTTGAGAAAAGAGGACCTGTGGACATTTGAGCATGATCCTAACCTTGGAGGAAGAGGAAAGGGATTATCTAATAAAGATCTAGATAGTTATTTTAACACAATCCTAGATCCAGAGATTATTGATGACTCAGTGTTCCTTTCTAATTATTATAAGAAAGATGGATTCCTTCAAGATCTTATAGGTCAAAGAAACAAAAGAATAAATGATATTGAAAGACAGGTAAGAGAGCTAATCAATAAAGATGCTTCCCAGCCAATAATATTTAACTTAAAACAATCTTTAATATCCGAAAATAATTTTCATAGAATTAGAATCAATAAAAGGAAGAAGCAAATTGAGCTAGCCGTAAAGTTACCATCTATTTATGGTTCTGATATAAGATACTCAGTAGGAGAAGTTCCGATTAATGATTTCTCTTACTTACAAGGGACAAACATAAGTTTAGATATTGAGAAGCAAAGATCCATGGTCCTTAATCAAGAGGACATATCTGGAGTCGTGCTTCCTCTTACAGCACCTACATTCGTAGTCCCTCCTGTATCCACAAAGCATACTGCAACGTCCCATTTATTATTACCCGACCTGGGAGAGGGATCTTTTATATTCGATGGTACAAGCAGTGTATACACCCCTTCAGCAACGAGACTAGATGCTACTGACATGATAGTGACTGACTCACTATTTGCTGTATATAACTATCTTCACACTAACATAGAGTTACCTGACTCAACTTATTTCCAAACTAGAAATTCAGAATCAGATACTGATGAAAATAATTCACAGTTGGTTGCTTCAAGTGTTGATGATGTTTTCACCGATGGTCTTGCTATTCCTTACCTTAGAGGAGTAACTAAGCATTACAGTTCTTCCGATATGAGAAACCCACAAACTGTTGGAAGCTATGTAAAGTTACCTGATACAAATCAGTTTAATGATTGGATGTATAACAGACTAGGGGCAACGTTTGAAACATGGGTACATCTTCCATATTTTGACAGCGTTGATATGGGTTATAACGATGGACCAACTCAGGCATCAGGACTTTATAGGTTGATCCTTGCTAATGAAAATACAGGACTGGCAGCAGGGTCATTAAAACAAGATGATATCCTAAATCTTAGAAGATCAGATGGATCTGATACTGTTAGAGGTATGGTATTTGGGTTTACAAGAGACAGAAGAATAACTTCTTATGAGCAACCCTCTAACTCTAATCTAGATAATAAAATAGATTCACAATGTTTATTTATTGCCCCTACTCAGTCATATGATTCATCATCAGTTGGATTCCTGTCTAGGAATTATTACGATAATGAAGTTTGTCAATCAAAAAATGAATGGCACTCAATGAAACTAGACGCTAGTACTGTAGTAAATGGAAAAGCTGTGTCGAGTGTAGGCTTAGAATATTGTCATATTGCATTTACTCTAAATCCAAAACTTGATGAAGTAAAATTTTATTTAGATGGTACTTTGATGTGTACTTCAAGTCTTTCATTCGTATTCGGCGTAGACCCAGGAGATATGCCAAACGTTCCATCAACAAAACAGGCTAATAGTTTTGAATATAGCACAACAACTGTAGGCCCAGAGGCTGATTCAATTATTAAGAGTGGTCCTAAACTTTATGACTATACTACACCCTGGATCCTTGGAGGTGGTTATACCGATGGTATGGCTGAAGGTGGAAACTTCATGGGTGGTAAGTATGGTGGTGTTATAAGTGGTCTAAAGGGCCATTTAGGAGCTACTAAATTTTATTCTAAATCATTAACTTCTGACGAAGTTCTTAATAACTATAATTTAAATAAGGATTTCTTCAAGAATATTGACGTTCCAAACACTATGTGGGAGCCAATAATATCAATAACTTTTACAAGCTAAAATGGTAGACGCAAGTTCATATTTTTATAATTGTCGTGGATTCAACTTCGTTCCTCATATGGAAAAGGAGTTTAGAAAAGGTGGTAGACTCCCAAGATACAGTAAACTATACTACGATGGGTATATCCCAGAGGATGGACAGTTCGCTTACGTACGATTGGGTGAACCATGGCATGATGCAAGTAATGTATTTTTAGGTTCTAACAAAACTGCTCAATGGTACTACTACGATGGAGATGAGATAGATACTCAGTTCTCTTATCTTAGAAGTATTGGAGTTAATGCAGTGAGAGTTTTCTTAGAACCTTATATGTGGGGTTACGAAAATAATACTAGCATTAACTCTGAATATTATGATGATTCTTATAAAAGAACTGAGTTAAGAGAAAAGCATTTAAAGGACATACAAGATTTACTTTTCAGAGCAAGTAAATATAAAATTAAAGTGATGTTTGCTATCTTTGATGCTATTGATACGTTACCGGCGAGTATTGTCGCATATACTCCAATGTCAACTAGCGCACCAATTCAAAATTTGCAAATAGAATCTATGGCTAGTGGACTAGAGTTTAGGCTTCACGGTTGGACTAGAACTCCATTTGGTTTAGAAAGAGCTAAATCCTTAAATTTTAATGAATATGGGGTAGGTGGTTTGGCTTATAACTCAATTTTAGAAGGTGCTTGGGCTGTATATTATGCTGATCCAGGTCCCCCATATACTTTGGCGACATGGCCTCATTCAGTTAGAGCAGTAAATACTTATGGGTCGGACGCTGAGTTAGATGATAAATTTTGGAAAAATGTACTACACCCTTATCTTTCTTCTGTTTTTGAAGTTGTTAAAGATAAAGAAAGTATGTGGTGCTTTGATATAGCTAATGAGTTTGGAGCAGAAATAGGGGGTACAGAAAGACTTTTACCATTTGATGTAAAATCTTATTTAGAGTCAGATGATACTAACGATTGGAAAAGTTGGTACCAGGAAATGGATGCCTGGGTTACCGGGCTCCCAGACGAAGGAACGATAAATGGTGTCTCTCACTCTCTTTTTAAGACTATTTATGACGCAATGTTAAAAAATAGTTTTTTCCCAATTACTGATGGTGCCGATAGATTAGTTTTGAGTGCAACTACATACCTAAGAAAGAGAATTGACGATGAGGGATTAAATATAGCTATTACATATAGTGATGCTGACCCATATTTTGATCACACTCTGACTTCACCAACTTCTTTTTCCAACTCTAAAACTATTTATGGTGAAAGCTTTTTAACTCAGTTGGCTGGAGAAGCTAGGATAGACTTTGTTTGTTTTCACCCTTATGCATACTCCTCCGCATGGAGAAAAAGAAATACTGAACTAGCTTTATCTGGATCTAAAACATTCCAGTTGCCTTATATGTATAACGAGGCAGTATACTCAGAAACTTTCGACAGCTATGCAATAAACGTATCATCTTTCTTTTTAGATGGCTTTGGTGGTATGCCTTGGCAAGCGATGGTTGATAATCCTTTCTCAACAATGCCGTTCGTAGAGACATGGGGCTTATTCTTCTCAGACGGAGAAGTAAGATGGAAACCTGATGCAGCAGCATATGTCAATGTAGCTAAACAATGGAACTGGCTAAAAGACTCTCAATTAAAAGTCCCTGATGAAAAGGGATACTCAACAAATAACGGTCTTGATGGCGGCTACACTTCAGCATTGCAATCTTATGATTTTTATGATCCTAATGATTCAGAAGTTACTGTGACTAGAAGGCAATGGGAGGGATCTAAGTTTTTTACTGATTCTTTCTATGGCGCTAATGCAAAAAATTTCTTACCACCATTTACTTGGGATTTAGGAAGAAGCTTTGTTGCTAGGGACACTAATATCGTATCTAAAACTGATTTTGACTTTTTCAGAACAACACCTCAAGATATACAAAATATATTGTCTGGTTGGGCTGATGCAGGAAGTGTAACTTTTGATGGCCTTACTCTTACAGGTATATTAAATGATGATGCACAAGGAAGTTCCGTTGCTTTAGAAAAAATGGAATTTCTAGGCTTCCTAGTTGATAGGTGTTATTTGTTTGAACTTAAAGATACATTAATACCTACTTGGGGGCAGCTAAGTGGTAGTGATTATCAATGGAGTTCCGTGTCAGAAAATAACAGATTGAGTTTTTCTTCTGCTTATTTACCTTTTGCTGAAGAAGACAGAAAATTTACTAATACCAATGTTGAACACCCATTTTGGGCTACTGGGACGATATACCCTAATCCATTGATAGTATTATCTAATGCTGATGGAAGTGTAACCGGTTTAGATACCGTAGTATCGTCAATAATGTACCCAGGATGTTTAAAAAATAGAGGTTCCCAAGCCTCAGCAGCATATGTCAATGCTGTATTTACAACTTCTTCTATTGGTACTTGTTTATACACTGAGGAGGGTTTAGCTTTAACATCCACATCAGTAGCGGATATTGAAGCTCAACATGGGACAATGGCTAAGTTTATAGATTATGATGCTTATCAACAAAAGTATAATACTTTATTTACGGAACTATATAAATGTACTGTTGATATGAAACAAAATGGTTATGATATAGGGTTTAACTATACAAATCCTCCACCATTAACGTTCCCATATTTTAATAAAGGTAAGTAGCTATGGCAGTAAATTCCGAAGTAACGGTTTATAATAATATTTTTAATTATCCCTCGCTGTCAAATAAATCAGCGATTAGGTCTGCCACAAAAAGTATTTACGGATTTCAATACCCAATTGACCCGAAAACTTACGGAAGTTATTTTACTAAGGCTAGAGGGGTTGATCTTATAAAGAGTAATTTAAGACAAATGCTCATGACCAACAGGGGAGAAAGAGTAATGCATCCTGACTTTGGCACTAATCTCAGGAGCTATATGATGGAGCAAATAGATGAATCCCTATTACATAAAATAAAAATAGAAGTTATTGAGTCTATGGCTAGATATGCTAGGGATGTTAAACTTCTTAAAATAAGAGTAATCCCAAATGATTCTCCTAACGCATATGGAGATCAAACTCTAACAATAAAACTTTATTGTAGATTAAAAAATGTAGAATCTGTAAATTTTGATTTAGAAGTAACATTATAATGGTATTTAAAGGAACGGTAGAATCAGATTTTCTAAAGACTTTGGATGTAGATCTAGAGGCTAGAAATAAGTTTATAAACTTCGCCGCGACAGACTTTTTAACTTTGAGGCAGGGTATGATTGATTATGTCAAAGCTGTATACCCTTTAGATTATAACTATATTTCTGAATCTGATTTCGGAATGATGCTAATAGAACTTGTAGCTTATATGGGTCATGTTCTATCCTACAAAGCCGATTATCTATCATATGAGAACTTCTTAAGAACAGCTAGGACTAGAAAGTCAGTCAAGAACTTGTTAGACCTTATAGGTATCAGATTAAAGGGTCCAATATCATCCGCAGCGAATGCAAAAATTACTTTAGATGAAACATTTACTATACCCGAAGAGGATAAACTAGTAATAGAAGCGCCCTCTAGAGTAATTAATATAACCTCACCAGAAGACGGAGCACCATTAACTTACACCTTATATAAAGTAGCTGCCAATGGCGATATAGATGTTGAAAACTCTGAAGGGAATATCAATCTATATGAAAATGAAAAAGTAGGTAATGAGTTTACAAATCTAGTTCTTTTAGAAGGGTCTTTTATTCGTGAGGATGGGGCATTTTCTAATACTGAATCCATAAAGTCAATTAAGTTATCACAATCCCCCGTAGTAGAAGGTAGTGTTTTAGTTTATATTAATGGGGATGATGAAACCACTGCCGGTAGATACAAACAAGTAGAGTCTGTATTCTTTGCTTCCGGTCCGGATGATAAAGTTTTTCAAATTGCAACTGACAGTTCTTACGCTGCTACAATACTTTTTCCAGATAGTAATGTAGGAAAAAGCCCTAATATAACTGATTCTTATACTATTTTCTATCGTGTAGGTGGAGGAACTAGAGGTAATATAAGAAAAGAGTCGTTAAACTCTCGTATTTCTTGCAGTCTCGGTGGTGAAACAAAAACAGCTACTATAGAAAATACTTCCGCTGGTACTGGTGGAGCTAATGCTGAAACTATCTCTCACGCTAAACGTTATGGTCCAAAGCTTTACAGATCATTAAATAGGCTAGTTACACTTGACGATTATGATGCTTTTGCTAATACTTACATGACTAGTTATGGATCAGTAGGAAAAGCAACTGCATCGGTAAGAAGAGCTTACTCATCAGCAAATATAATTGATCTATTTGTCTTAGAGAAGGCCAGTGATCTTCAATTAAGGAAAGCAACCCCTGAGTTTAAAAGACAGTTAGTTGCTGGAATTGATGAGAAGAAAATGATAACAGATGAGGTTGTTGTAGTAGATGGCCTAATAAGGACTATAGATACGAGTATAACAGCTAGAGTTGATAAACAATACAAAGCTAACGAAGAAACTATAAAAGCAAAAATAAGAGCAGTCATACTAAGCTATTTTAATGTAGATAATTGGCGTTTCGGACAATACTTTGTTCCTGGCGACTTAGCTAGAGAAATCTTTGAAATTAATGAAGTCAGGTTTGCATCAATAGATAATATTCCTGAAA